AAGTTTATTTATTTTCATATCTATCTTATTTAACCTATGACAAACAGTCTTGTGTAACTGTTTTAACTTTTAGACCCCAAATATAAGAAATTTGGAGTTGTTTTTAAGTAATCATTTATATTTCAACAAGTTAGCCTATACAATTTTAAATCTTTGTAAATCATTAGTAAAACAGAGACTAAAAAAGCATCAATATTGAATGATTTTCTATGCAAATATAGTGAATACTTTATAGAATAGAAACAAAGTTGGATATAATCAAAAAAGGCAGCTTATTCGGCTGCCTTCTCTATCTTTTCCCTAAATGTTCTCAACTGCTCTACAGTCGGATAAAACGTAGGGTTTTCCCAGTTCCTCGAAATCACTGCTATCATCGAATCAAGGTATTTTCCGCAATCGAGAATCTTTGCGCATTTATCAAGCTGAAATTCCCCGGCCGCATTGGTGTATTTGATCTTCTCTACTCCCGTCTCTTTTGACACAGCTACAACAAGCTCTTTATATAAATCTATATTTTTCATGTTGTCAAACATATATAGTTGAAAAACAAAACATCGCAAAATCTGTTGATAAAGCTACGGAAGCCCCTTAACAGTCCCTGCGATGTTAGCCCGTGTATGATTTGGTCGTCTGAAACGGGTGTGGGGCTTTCTTCTATCCCGCCCCTGGATTATTTGTTAACGATTACCGGCCTTCTACTTTACCGGTGTACGATTAATTTCTGATTATCTCATAATTTTTCCTCCTTTCATTGAACTTTTTTCATTGGAAATTGTTGTATAGCTGAATTTTAAACTTTTCATACCGGGGAGGTCTGTGAAGATATTAGCCGGTTAATTTCTGAATAACTTAAGCATTAACACAATAGATAGTATCACAATTACGCCAACAGCCCAGCCGCCAAGCTCTATTTTCATTTGTTGCCACCGGGTTAGCTGTTTCTCCACCGGATAAGGGATCTGCACGGAATCGGTCAGCATTACCGTATCTGTTTTGTTAATTGTCAGATACCGGTATTTATACCGATACTTCTCCTTGTAGACAGTATCTCCATTTACAAATAGGAATATACTGTCATGCTCATAGATGCTGTCAAAACGGATGCTGTCACGTGTCTTGTACTCCGTCTTCACAGTCTCTACCGGAACATACTTAATGCTCCGGCAGGATGTGAGACATATTGCCAGCATCAATAGAATGATGTAGAGCAAGTTTTTCATAAAACACTATCGCTTGAAGACCACTCCGAACTTGCCAGCAAAGTATTCAGTTCTTCGCCTTCGTATACCGGATAAGGGTAAGAAATAACTGATGTCTCTCCGTCTTCCGAAAGGGTCATAATCATTTTACTTGCAAAAATCTCTGCATAATGCGTTGCTTTCATCAAAGCCTTTTCGCCATTTGCATTTATGAGAGGTACCAGATTTCTTTTATCCAGTTCCTTCTGCGGTACTTCCTTCAAATCGGAAGCCGGGAAAATAATGTACTGTAGCGATCCCATAACTTATACTTGTTAGTTAATATCCTATCCCTGAAAGTTCCTTTTTGACCCAAGAGATGAACTTATCATGCTCCTTCACTTCCGGATCATCCGGATTCTCACGGAATTTCCTAGCCATTGAAGCAGAAAAGCTAGCTACTTCCATTGCAGAATTAAGGCAATAAGCTTCCATCTCTGCTGCGTTAATAGCCATATCCCTGTTTACTGGTTTCATGACTCTAATAGGAAATGCTTTCATGGGAGTATATTCAGAACCATTCTCAAGAGTTATCGTTTCTTCAGTATGATGACCAATGTATAAAGTCACAAAATTCCCTTCGTCTATAGAAATACACTTACCGTTTTTCCATTCAGTTTTATCTCTATTAATATCTTCCGATTCAAAAGCCGGAATAGCTACATAATTAATTGTTTTCATCTTTACTTATATATTCTAATTGATTAGTACTTCCTTTGAATATGTATCCACATTGATTCTCAATCTCAACATCTTCCAAAGGTAATAATTGTTTCTTTCCAAAAGCCTTTTCGCACAAGATAATATATTGTATGATCCCTTGAAAGTTTCCATGAAATTCTCTTGCGATTGTTCTCCCAGTAGATTCTCCATCTTCATCCTTTTCATCCATACCAATTAAACATTTAATCCAATTGGCATTGCCTTTAGAATCATATCTAATCTCATATTCATAAATGGATATAACCTCGCCTAGTAATTCTTTAGGAAGGATATTCTTAGCATCCATTTTGCGATCAATCTTGATCTTGTTAGTAAGTTCCGTAAGTCTCATTTTATTTTCTATTTTGCGCATTAATGACCATGTGTCTGCATGTTTTAATAATCCGAAGTAAGATCCCCAACTTCTATCATTATTGCAGCGTTTGGCATCGTCAGCTACTCTTTTTCTAATTTTTGTATATCCTTTATTATGAGAAGTTTTTGAATTGTTATTTCTATAATACTTATAGCCACAAAAATCTAAAGGAATAGATAATGGCTGTATTTTAACTGTATGTCTTTTAGCACGCATCCCTAATTCATACCACCAAAAGTTCTTGATTCTCCATTTAGCCTGTTGAGCTTCCTCTTTAGTATGAAAAGCTAAAAAATTATCATCAGCGTATCTTACACATTCTTTTGTTAAACTCTTTGCAAAATAATCAAAAGATAACATCAAGATATGATGAGCAAATGGTGAAGTTGGCGTTCCAATCGGAAGTTTATTATTTATAAAACATACATTTACGGCAAAATCTATCAGTTTTTTGTCAGCAACTATTTTCTTTATAGCTTTCCTGAAATATTTCTCCTTAATATGTTCGTAGCACTTCCTTTGATCTATCACTAAACAATAACTTAAATCCAATCGATCATAAAAGATATTTTTCATCTTATGTACAACAGATCTTTTTTTATCAGTTGCAGTTATACCGAATTTCTTTTTGCAATTTAAACCATAATTATTGTCTTTCTGATAATATGTAGGTTCTAACAAATTTAATAGTAAATGTTGGTATATCCTAGTTTCTAATGTTGGACTACTGATGTCCCTGTCTTTACCATTTTTATTTGTCTTTTCTAAATATTTATATGATAATATATTAATGTATGATCCATCTTTTAATGCGGAATATAATTGTTTGCAATTAGACGGTCTGTTGTCTAAAAAGGATATGACTTCTCTTTTATTCATATGTTTATGAATAGCACGATCAATCGCAAGATTTACATCCTTTTCTGTAATATTATCAAATATGTCAACTATTCTATTTTTCATTTTTACAGCAAGTTGGGCATAAAAGGTAATGTTTGTTTCCACTACCGTACTTCTCAAATACAAAATGTATCCACAAGTACATTGTCTTATAATAATTTGTCGTTCCAAGACACGAATAAAGAGTTTGACGATAATAAAAGAACCTTCTTGGGCAAACCCGGCATTGTTACGATTCGTATTAGAAGCAGCGTTATTCGCATTCAAATTACGAGGCGAGCAATTAGCATTATTAGCATTACCACGAAACCGAGCCGCAAAACTCTTTATCCATTATTTCAACCTATCCAATCTGTTTTAGAGGTTATGTCCCATTGCATGACTTATCAGATGTCTATAGGATTTGCAGGGATTGCATCCCCTTTATTCCGATTGCATCGGAACTGCGTTTACTGATATCCTAACTTGGGCAAACCCGGCATTGCTACGAGACGTATTAGAAGCAGCGTAATACGCAGTCAAATGACGAGGCGAGCAATAAGCAATATTAGCATTACCACGAAACCGAGCCGCAATTCTAACACGCTGCATAGCTGTACTACTCCAATAATTGTTATCCCAAGCAAAATAACATTCTCCAGTTGACAGACTACCGCCTTTTGCAGTCTTCCATGCAGCATAATTTTCTCGCTCTTTTGCGTAACTATCTCCCAAGTTTGTACTACTGCCTAATTTCATATAGGATTTTTCAAAATCAAAAGTACCAAGATTGTTTTTAGTTACACTTGTTTCTTTCAACCATTTTTTTTGATCCGGTTCCAAATAAATATCAACTGGATTGTTAACAGATCCTGAAGCAGCATTCACGCATGTTCCAACCTGTTCATATCCTCCTCCGCAGTAAGCAAATACATCACCGGATAAATTAGCACCTGCATATAAAGCCATACGCAAGATTACTTCTACATCAAAAGATGTTTCTGCACCCAACTCGTCATATGCATTAAATGTTTGAGACATCTTCTTATATACCTTTACATTCATTTCTCCATCAGCTAATCCTTTTGCACCCACTATATTGCGGTAATAATAGGTAGCTCCATAGAACTCAAATTCCGAACCTTCGGAAACTCCGGTTTCAACAGCAAAAGATGCAGCCATCTGACTTTCCATGCACTGCTCTTTCGGATGCTCCGCATTTAACCAATTGGAGAAGTGCGTTTTACCGGCTGCATTATCGTGGCACATATCCGAAGGAGTCGTATTCCAATTAGCGTATTTCCATGTGCTATCTGCCGTCTTTTTGTAACGAATGCCTCCCGTATTTGTCCATCCTGCTTCGCTTACAGAATCATTAGAACAAATACCACCGGAAAATAATGATTCCTTGTGTAGATATTTAGTTCCATAACGAATTTCCAAACAATTGATGAAAGTATTCAACGCATGATATCCTCCTTCTGCAAAAGGATAAGGTGCATCAGGGTCTGCATTATTTGCACGGCTCCACGTCATGTCGCTGACTTGGCTCATATCATTAACTCTTGGATATGTTCTTCCGTTACTAAACATCGTACAAAGATTATTCATACCATTTGAAGATTTACAATTAGATTCACCTTCATATACATAAAAGAAAGAACGTGTCTTATTGCCAATAGTGCATACGGGACAAGGAGATATGGCAGTCGGATCAAGCCCAAAAAGAGTTGTATCTATTCCATCCCATGTTGTCGGACTTGCAAATATCCCTTTCCATCTTTTCCCACTTTTTCCGACAACGTTATCTAATAGATAAATCTTATCTGCTCTTCCTAAACCTATTGTATATTTAGTTTCAGTGGTCTCATAAGGTCGTAAAATACGAACTTCTTCACCTGCGGCATTGTAGAGTTTCTGCGTCATCCCATATTGATTATAGAATGATTCTGCATCAAATTCCCCTGCATCACAGTATTTATTTGTTTGGGTATTATCTAAATACAGTTCAGCATCACATTCGGCTCTCATAGCTTCTGTGATTCCAATAACAGGAGCAAAACTACCGTCTACAAATCGAAGAAGATTGTTTCTTTTCAATTTTCCTACCGGATGATTAGTCTCACCTGTATTGTCTGTAGTATCTATTAGATAGAAATCCCATTTGTCAAGTATACTTGTATCACCAATCGTATTAACTGATGTAGGACTTAATTCTCCATTTTGCCATTCTCCTACACAATAGTTTGGAGAAGCCATGTCAAGAAGATTCACCTTCTGAGCAACTGTTTGAATTCCCGTAGATGCTTCATCGAAATTCCTGTCAATCGCAGTAGCTAAAGTTCCCCACGATTGTTCACTGTCTTTTGCTATGTCAAATATCTTTTCCATATTATTCGTTTTTAATTAATGTTTCATTTGAAATTAAAGTATCGTTATTCAGCATTGTCAAGTAACTGGAGATAACAAGGTTTATCTTTTGAGGAGATTTGACTATCTTTCCCGTAATCTCGTAAACGCCATTATCACCAGATATGGATATGTCGCTGATAGCATTGCACGACACCTCCATTAGCTTATCAGAGGTATTTGGCAACGTTACAGTGATGGTAACCATGCTATCTACAGAGATATATTCTCCGGGATTAACAGAATAGGAAATGGAAGAATAAGGTAGATTACTCTTCACTATCGGTCTGAACTCCACCATATCCGGATACAGCGTACCCAGCTTGTGCTTCTTCAACTGACGCTCTATCAAGAACTCGGACATACTATATGGGAAGGACATGAGAGAGTAGATAGCCCCGTTGAAGAATCTAGAATCACCATCCCTAATTGTTCCTAACCACATATCAGTGCTATCTTCTGCTGCACCTGCTGTTATAGATTGCCCGCAATAAGAGTATTTAGATAAATAAGATATACTTCTAGTAGAAATAAAATTTAGACCAGAAGTACCTTGACCAAAACTATAAACACTATTTCCATCAGTTTCCACAAATGCCCCAGGATTATTCTTTGACAATATAGCTCCAGTATTAGCAAATATTTCTCTATCGGTTACTACCGTATAATCCTTGTAAACAGGCATCCCTGTCACCTTACCGAAGTCATTGATACCGTCAAGGCATAGAGCACCTGCGTGGGAAGGGATTTGAGTAATAGTAACCTTTGTATCACTTCGTACATCAGCCCAAAATCCTGTTAAGTGATTAATCCCACCACTTTCTAATTTAGAATCGGGAAGAGTAATTTCACCATTATTCAATGTCAGATATTTCATAGCACTTCCGTCGTAATAATGATATTGAACTAAGTCCCCATCCATTATTCCTTTAACTGATACTTTCATGCTAGGGAATGTCCTTTCTGTTGACTTGACACTCAAACGCCAAGGTTGATTCACCTTAAAGAACTTAATAGAGAAGCTATTATATGTAGAAAGCCACTTATTATAGACTGTATCTGTAAAATCAGCTTCATACTTCCCAATACCTGAATCCCCCTTCCAAGCAATATTGTTCAACTGAATATCCCTACCGTTACCGGAATAGTCAATCAGCTTGTCGCCAAACTCTGCGTGGTTATCGTTGGTGATTCCCTGCTTGATGGTATTACACAGTATATCAGGTTTAAGAGTTCTATCCAAGTTGAAGTAGGCTATTACCTGATGAATCCAGTCTACAGGGACGTTCTCTTTATTAAAAACAAAAGTACCATAATACGCATAACTGCTGTCTTCAAGCCCGATGGTTAACTTCGAATCAAAGGTAGTATATTGAACAGCTTGTAGCTTCTCTTTATCTCCAAGCTCCACTATCTTTTCACCACTACTGCTAGTTCCTGCCATAAAGGTTTGACCGGAATAATCGCTTACTTGGATTCCGCCATCTCCTATGATATTATACTTTCCTGTGCCTGATATGTGGGTTATTAAACTCACCACCGTAATCTCGTTACTACCTCCCAGCATCTCCTGTACGGTCTTGGTGGAAGTAATCAGGTCATCAACTCCATCGGTTACGAAGGCGTCATAGTAGGGACTACCTTTATCTGCGTAGCCACTTCCTTCGGTGTAAGCCGCATTACTAATCACAAACGGATTGTCAGGGTCCACCAAGTTCTTGACAACAGCCCGGTCCGGATCGTCGTTGCTCTTACCGTAGCAGATGCACACAGCTTTCAAGGAGGCTAAGACTTCCGGGTCGATGTAAGGACGGTCGGACGAAGCACGAGAAGGCTTACCGATTCGGTTCAATCCGATCCGGTTAAGCCCTATTGTGTTTAATGAGACTCTATTAAGCATCATTCAGCCTCCGTTAGGATTCCACTTGTTACTTCTGTATAGCTTTCGATACGAATTACCTTCGGATAAACCAAGGCGTCAAAATCGTAATCGAATATTTTCCCAGAATCACTTTGGATATATCCCGGAAGAAATACAGGGTCAAAACCTCGGCTTTCGGCTGTCCTCTCATCCATTGATTCTGTTTCACTACCGGTCTTCTGATAGATTCTGATTTCTGATCCGGCAACACGGTCTAAATGAATATTGAAATTGCTGTTGACAACAATTTCTGATGCATAAAGATCCTGACTCGTTATTTGGGTAAATTGTAAATCTGCCATGATTGTTCCTCCTATTATTAAAGTTTATAATAAATCCCACCCGGCTTCTATGTCAGCCATAACAGCCGGAACTCCATTCTCAACACGTGAGATGGCGGCAGCAAAAGCGCACATGGTTGCTTTGTCATTGATGTCCGGAACGTATGTGTTCGGGACTTGCATTTCGCTACATACACGGCTGATATATCCGGCTGTATTATTCTCGTTCTCCGGTGCCCACCGCTTGATGAAGTCGGCAATCGTCTTACAGCCGTGTCTTTTATGGTAGTTTTGCAAGGTTCGGATAAGGGCACGGTAACCCCATTTCATTTCCGTAAACTGGAAGAACGATTTGTCCTCCTGCTTTTCTCTCAATCCCTGCCATTTATCTTTTGTGATCCGGATGTTGCCCGGATTATTATTTCTCAAACCTCTTGGTAAACTCATGTTTATTTCCTCCTATAATATCAATGTTAATACTCCCAACGCCAGACCCACGCAATCACAGATGATGTCTTTAATCGAGAACTCTGTTTTCTTGCAATACTTGTCGTATACCTCCTTCAGAACGAAGATCACGACGGTTATAATGATTGCTGACCACAGTGGCGTATATTTCGATAGCCACATTACCAAGTTCTGGCATACTATAATGTGGGACATTCCGTCTATGCCGATCTTGGATAGAAGCTTGCTGGCTAAGGCACTGATTTTATTTATCTGATTCATGTATTTCCTCTTTTTCGATTATATCCTTTACATCTTCCTTGTCAACCTTAAACACCTTCTTACCAAACACGCCCAAAGCCCCGATAAGATTGATGTTAATCCCCTTTGGGTTCAGTATATTCCCGACTATCGAGCATCCCTCTATGAAGCATACCAATAAGCAGGAATACACATCTATAGGATATTCATTGTGACTTGCTACGCTAATCATGCAGACCATGCAGACGAAAGCAAAGTAAGTGACCATCTTTCCCATAGTGGCACGGATCGCACGTGAGAATCTGACCTTCTCGCCCATTAGCATACTTTTCCTTACTCCGAATAGGAGATCACAGAGGATTACAGCACACGTGACAATCAGCCACGGTATCATATTTTGCAATGATTCGGTAACAAATGCGGTAGCTATTGCGGCAAATCCTCCGGTTGTGGTATATACTATTGCTTCTTTCATAGCTTTTAAATTTAAGAATAGAAGTAAGCGATGAAATCAGGCATCAGTGGATACATGCTTTCAATGGGAATACTAATATCCGTATATCGTTCAGTGATAGTAAGCCAGTCATTACGATAGGTATCCCGGATACTTTTTTGCATTTCAGTTTCTTGAACATCACCGCGCAATACTGCTTTATCGTACAAATCTACCGCCTCTAATTGGCGTTTTCGATCGGACCGGGCTTTAGACAGCTCCGATTCCAAGGTTATTACACCGTCGGCTACCAGCTGCTCACGTGTTTTCTTTACGATAGCGCCATTCGAAACAGTTTCATTTGCGGGAAGGGATATTATTCCCCTTTCATACAGTTCCATTCGTGTGGCTTCACGCACATACTCCTTGTCTCCGTCCTGTACGTAGGTGATATAATGCGGAAGATCTTCTCCGACAAACTCTATTGCCTCACCCCCAAAATATGCCGGATAATCCTTTACCGGATGATCTTTGACTGCAAAAACAAGAGCTATACCTTTCTTTGCGTTTTCCCTGTCTAAATAAATATACTTTTCCATATTTTTTTATTTTAATATTACGATTTTCTTTCCCATATATGGACCTTAATATATGGCGGAAGGATGCTGAATTCCTGTCCTTCTCCGGCTGTGGCAAGATTTCCGCTTAGCCCGTGAGAGTGGGTTCCGTTTTTAGACGTGGTCGGATTTGTATAGCTGGTATAGGGGGAAGCACTACCTGTACTTTCACCTCCTGCTGCACCTGATTGTCCCCATCCGTTTCCGGATGCTGCCGATTCCATACCGTAGTTACCGCCACTCGGAGCAAACAGGTAGTTTGGATTGCCGCTGTCGTTTCTATCCGACATCTTAACACTATGCGAGTGTGACGGCTGTGTATGGCTATGGCTGTCTACCTGATGACGGTGATTGCCCGCTGTATGGGTATGGGAACCGGACTCATCAGTTTTCGCAGTAAGTGCGTGAGTATGGGCAGGCATATTCTCAACGCTTAGCACAACCGAAGGGCTGCCACCGGTTGCACCGCTTTCTTCCTGTCCAGATGTACCGTAAAGGAAACGACCCTCCAACTTCTCCCAAGTTGTGCCCGGATAACGGACAGCCGGATTGTCAGTCAACTTAGTTATAAATATTCCGCCCACGGGGACAGGAGGAGCTAATTCTGCCATTATTTTCCCCTGATCTTGCCAATCTCCATCATAATAAGAATAATAGCTATACGGTCTTTCTCCTACAGCGTATAAGCCATCCTCTGTAGGACCATTAGGATATGCTAATCTTAACTCTTCTAAGCTATCATAATGCCCTAATATCTTCATGGATTTATTCGCAAATGTTTTAACCATATCAACCATCAGACCGCCAACACGCAATGCCGTATTCGCTCCGTCCTCTTTTTCATCTCTGATTTGCTTTGCCCTATCTAATAATCCTTCTGCTTCCATATCATTCATTCTCCAATTATTCGATAAACCGTTCTATTTGCCTTCAATTTCCCTCCACCATTATATAGAGGGAAGTCATTTTTGCAATCATTCAAATACTGTACACACCCTCTTAAATATCTGTCTGCAATACTGAATGTATCATTGTAAGCCATAACTTTCTCTTTTATATCCGGACGGGATGAATATCCAGATTCTTTATTTACAAATCCAAAACGAGCAACATTGCCATCTCCATTTTTTACGATACGTGCATAAGTATAATAAGCAAGTGCTGTTTTAAGACCAACAAAGGACTGTCTGACACCGCACTCGCTATCATATTCCCCACCATTAAGAAGAATATCATATTTTTCAGGATGTTCCTTTACTTCAAGAAATAATGCATCTCCTAATGCACTCTTGATGTCAATATTTTCAGATTCACGAATATATGTCTCTATTTTAGAATCATCCAAATGAATAGACATATCACGGGAAAGTTTAGATACCTCCTCCGCTGTTATTAGATACTGCTGCATTTCTCACATATTTAAGAGGTTCAACACTGTAATCATTTGAAGGATTAACCACTTCATACCAACCGTCAAAAATCTTTTGAAAAGCCCGTTCAATCATGCGTTGTTGTTTGGAAACAATAGAATTATAGTATTCAAAAGCATCTTCCAAAATATTACCAGAAAAACCGACTTTACCAATACGGATGCAGTACCAAGGCTCTTGACCATACGCAGAATATATTCTTTCTACTACACTCGCATCCGTAACGGAAAACTCTTTATCATAATTCTTTGATGACAGATCGACAAACTCCGGTTTTTCTTCATCAGAGCTAATTTCAACTTCAAGCATCTTTAATGAGTTAGTGTCTCCCTGTAACTTTCCTAGCATATCAGAAAAACCGTCATTATCATTTAAACCTGATGAATCCTCTCCGGCAATACTTTGTCCTTTTTTGGTTATAACAATACCGGCTGATAGAAAATTACAACGAACATTTCTAAACTTCACGTTAGCTAAACCTTCGTCTGTACTCATTTCTGTTACAACTCTATCGGCACGTGAACGAGGGTAAACATTTTTTCCGCCTCCGGATAACCATAGAATCTGTCCTTTATAATACTCAATACCGCCAGCAGCTTCTATTTGAGATAAAACCACCTCTTTTCGAGGATTGAACACATCTATGAAATCAATATTTTCTTTCTTTACTTGAAGAGGTTTGCCAGCACGTGTCTTTTTGCCGCTCCAATCCGGATGAACTGCTATTTTTGCAACATACCCGTTATAGTCTTCTTCCAAAAGCCTGCAATTTTCAAAAGGGACATAATTCAATTCACATATTTCTCCAAATATGTTATAATTGATATGTAAGGACATTCCGTCAAAATATCCTACGTCAGGACATACAAGAGCATGGATATCATCTACGGTGTCTCCTTTTCTATTTACGACATATTCAGAAAAACGAATGTCTTTAAATCCATTGCCTTCGATAAAATTGGCATATCGTTCTGCACATTCGCTTCCGGTAGAGCTTGCAGCAATGATATCGCGGAGAGTTTGAGGGTAAAGGTTGTCATCTCCAAACCCTTGTATTCCAAACTGACGCAAGTAAGATACATCTACTCGGTTACTGCTTTTCTTCTTAAGGTCCTTTACCCTCATAATGGATTATTTTTCTTCTGTTTTCTCTGACTTTTCAATATTCTCCTCTTTCTTTCCCTGCTGTTTATCCAGCTTTTCAGCGTCTTTTCTTTTTGCAATTATGTCTTTAGCTTTTGAAAGATGATTGTTCAATTGTTTTTCGGTGATTTTTCGTCCACCAAGCTCATAATTTGTAAGTTCGATCATCAATGAATCTTCTGAAACTCCACTATCAAATGCTTCAACAATAATTGCTATAAGTTCATCGCTAATAGATTCTCGTTTCAGTACACGTTTTCTTACTTTATTCTCCCAATCTGCAGGATAGCCTGCAAAAAACATGATACCTTTTGGATTATCCGACAAATAGTTTTCTGCAGCTTCATCGGTAATGTTCTCATTGGTATACATTTCCCCACTTCCAAACTCTTTTTGTAGGACAACACCATTTTTCAATATGTAATTTGATTTTTCCTTCATTTTACCTGTTTTTTTTAGATGTATATACATTTCAATCACAGCATCATGGTAACAGTCATTACAAGATGTTTTAACGAAATTCCTCCCGAAAACGTCTCTGTACATTAATTCAATGTCAAGTTTGTCGGAAGAAGAGAGAACATCACGTTCTCTCAATTCTTCCAACTTACCAACCACTTTTAATAATTCCATGATTTACCCTCCTACAACAGATGTAAGAGCATCTACAGCCGCTTTAGTTGTTTCATAACTTGTTTTATACAAGAATAAAGCGGATTTAGGAACTTTCGTTTCCGTAAGGCTGATAGACCAACCACCATCTGTGTCTTCTGAATACTTATCATTGCTTATTTCTGCAGCTTTTAGACCTTGATAATAGCCATATACTTGGAATGCAGAATCTCCCGGATTGGTTTCCTTTTGCAAGCCCTTGGATTTATTTTCCAGAACAACGACAAACTCCCCATTTGCTAATCCGTCAATAATATCACCACATACATCAGGATCATTAGCCAAAACGACCATATTAACGGTGTTAGTAAATGTATTACGATATGTCCCTGTAGCCAACGCTACATTTGTCCCTGTAAAAGGAGTACCGCCATAAACCACAACTTTATATGCTTTCTTGCCGGATTTCATCGCAAACGTTTCAATCACATTCTTTCGAGTTGAATTGAAAGTGGTTGCGGAAAAATCAACATCAGATCGATTAGCAATAACGCCTTCCTGTTCTATTCCCGGAACAATAGGATCATCGCACGACGGTGCGATGTCCTTTTTTATTAAATTGTCACAAACTCCTGACATAAAATCTCCTTTCTTAATAAGCAAGTTGGAACAAATTATCCTCTCCAATCAGACAGCCAAGGCGACCAGCTGAATAAGCCTTGGTTACTCTTTCATCCTGATTGAACCAAATTTCCAAATCAGAAATAATTTGATTTGCGGGAGAGCCAACAAACAGCTGCTTTGGAGAACCATAAATAGCACGGTGAGGAAGATTCAGTTTAGTTCCATTGTTCTGGTATTTTTGAATAAAGCGGTCCCAAATAGAAACCCTATATACCATAACTCCATTGTACTCTGTTACATCCAAACCTTTAAAGATTTGTTCCCATGTCAGAATCTCTTTGTATTCACGTTTCAAATCTTTGGTAAGAGCATCGCCTAAAGACTTAGTACAATAAATAGCAGCACCTTCCATTGCAGCAATACGAGGATCAGCGTTTTCAAGCAATGAATCAAAGATTCCGATTGCAACATTGGCCGTTTTAATTCCGCTCAACTGTGCTGCAGTAGAAGCTTCGCTGTTGGCTGCAATATTCACTCTTTGACCTGTATTGGCTGCACCGATGGCAAATAATTGTTTCCAGAAACCATTGCACGGTTTGAATAGTTCAACATCTACCCCATCTGTGATTTGTCCTGTTGACACGTTTTGAGCTTCTTTATCACCAAACCAAATAAAACGCCAGAACATGCGCTTAATTGCAAGGTCAAGAGCCGGATAAATGATAACATCCATAATCTCCGTGCTTGTCAAATCGCCAATATCTGTACCGGTCTTTAGCGCATATTCAGCAATAGTGTTCATGAAGTCCTCATAACACCATTTCAAAGGAACTGACCATTGTCCAATATCCCATGTCTTTTCCGCTGCCTGTACAGTAACATCTTTATAAGCAGGATTACAGGGAGCACCAGCCCAACCTACATCTTCCATTTCTCCGGTCCATCCAAGTTTTTGCCCGTTCTGTACATTTTGAACAAACGTAAAGAACTGCTCCAAGGATTCATCAACAAAGTTCGTCAACACTAATAGATCACGCAAGCTTTTTACCGCTCCGTTATCCTTCGTCAAGTTTTTTACTGAATCTAAAATATTCATACCTTATAGCTTTTTTGAGTATCTCTTTTTATTTTTATCTCTCGCTTCTTCTAACTTTCGTTCCACCAAGCTCACCGGTTTTGTTTCTTCATCTTTCTTTGTCTGTGGAGTATACGACCGGCCTGCAGGCACATAAGAACCAGTGGCCTTTTTTAACCAAGCTTCTCCACCTGCTTTTTCCACAGCCGCAATGATACGAGCATCGGTTTCACTCTTTGCACTTGATTTTAGAGAAGCGTTCTCTGCTTCTAGTTCTGCAATACGGTCTTTCAAGGCTTGTGTATCTTCTTCGTTGGAAGAAGGATCCTTAATCTCCGTAATAACTCCATCAACCACGATAACCGTGCGTCCGTCTTCTAATACAAATTCACCATCAGGAGAAGCCGGATCACCAACCTGAATTTCTCCTTCCTCACGTTCTACAGTCAACTCATCACCGGTTGATGTAGTAATTACCATTCCGACAGCTTCAGGAGTTTCCTTTACTACCCCCAAAGCAACACCAAGCATGTGAAATGCCTGTGCAACTGTCACTTTCTTTTCTTCTTTTAACATACTTTCAATATTAAGATTACTATTAAGCTCTGGTTTGGATGCAGATGCAGATGCAGAAGCAGCCGGAACAATAGAAGACACAAATCCCAGCTCAATAGCTTTCTCTGCATCAAACCAGCTATCTGTTGCCATCTGCGCCTCTAATACTTCTCTTGATTGTCCTGTGCGATCTACATAGAGATTAAGCATCTTTTCTTTTTCTGCTTCCAGATCGCTTTTCAATTCTTCCAATTTAGCCAAGGTTATATCCCCAACTCTTGCACCGGACGGATAATAAGGAGAATGAATCAACAGCTCGGCATGTTGATATGCGCTTCTTCGTTCAAGTGGTGCAGCAAGTAAAATTACTGTAGCCATAGATGCAGCATTTCCTACAACCTTACATGATATTTCCTTTCCAGAAGCACGTAAAGCGTCATAAATAGCATAAGCCTCTGTACAGTCTCCACCGCAAGAATGAAGCTCAATATCTATTCTATTATCGTCGTTGGGAATCCAGTCTATAAAGCCCTGTATATCAGGAAAAGAAATTGAGTCGTTACCTGTTAGCCAATATTTTACCTTATCAGCATCAGCAGCAATGTCTTTGTTGATGTATAATTTAGCCATATATCTATAATTGTTTGTAACAAAGTTACTAAACCAGATACAGCTATAAGAATGTAGGGCTAAAATTGCACTGAAGTAATCGTTTCAGTAAAAAAAAGAGGGTGAGCAAACACCCACCCTTAAACTATAAATCAACGTTAGAGGAAAGCTTATCAATAACGTTGTAAACCATCCTTTCCGATATATTATATTGATCGGAAAGATATTGCATTATGTAAGTCTTTTTATGCCCTTCTTTAATCATCAGAGAGTACTCCTTATATAAATCCAGATATTTAATATCGGACACATTCAAGGATTTATCGCACATAGCTTTTAAGGCTAACGCATTCATTGATAATAATTCGTATGCTGTCATAGGCTACCTAAATTTTCAAGTACTTCAACTCGTTTTCCAACTGTGTTTATTTCAGTTACAGATACTACAGGGTTAGGCATCATCTGGACTCCTTTTGCTACAGCTCTTGCTAACATATCCTCTCCCATGGTCTGATTACTTGATGCGGTAATATTTATTGGAACTCCTCCGCCCATTTGGTTAAATGAGGAAAGGATCGGAGCGAATAACTCCGTAGTTCTTGCTGTCATTACCGATTCTCCGTTACTTAGTTGTGCCGGTATGCTATCACTCGTTCCGGTTCCCGGCCCAGTAACTAAACCACCGGTTGCAAACTTGGCGGACTTTACGGTTTTAATAGCAGTTGCAATATTGGCAAGGATAGTAGCGACAGTTGTTGCAATAGCTGCAATATTACCCGGGAAAGGCACTGATTGCGCCTGCGCAACACCTGCAGCAATTGCCTTTCCTGTATTTACTGCTATTTCACCCAAAGCCAATACCTTAGAGAATTTAGCCAGTCCTTCATTACTTTCTCCTAATTGTTCAGTCAGAGATATAAGCCCTCCGGTAATTTGGGCAACTGCATCATATTTAGCCTGCTCTATAGTAATCTCTTTATCTGTTAATTCTTGCTTTGCATCAATGTATGCATTTTCAGCCTCTAATTTACGCAGATTAAATGCTTCGATACTTTCACCTTCCATTTGTTGGATGGCGTCTAATTCAGCTTTTCTTTGCTCAACTTTAACACGGAGAATTTCTTCTTCATTTCCATGTAATTCTGCGATTTCTGTTTCAAAGCGAAGCCTTATTGCCTCCTGCTCTTGTTTAGCAATATTGGCGTTTCGAGTATTAATTAACTCTTCCAACTGCTTATCATATTTTGCACGTATGGCAATTTTCATCTGCTCGGTAAGTTCCGTATTTGAAAGCTCCAACTCTTGCTGTGCCAGGAGTTGATTCATTTTTAATTGATATTCCTGCTCGCTCCCCTCTTTTACATATTCTAATTGTAAAGAGATAAGTTTTTGACGGTTTTCAATCTCCTTGGTTATCTGTTCATCTGCCAACTTCTGTAGTTCTATTTTACGTTCTTTCTCTTTAGCCTTAATTGTGGTAAGTATGGCGTCTCTAGCTTTAGCAGTAAGATTTTGTTCCTCTTTAAGTTTCTTCTTTAAATCCTCAATCTCACGGGAATATGAGAGATTTATTTGATGACGCTGCTTATCTGCTCCATCTTTGACCAAAGCCAACATAGCATCTTCTGCTTGTCGAATGGCTTCTATCTCTTTATCTTTTTGCTCTTTTACGATACGAGCATATTCTTCTGCTTGTTTTTTTGCTTCTTCAGCCCTAGCTTTATCTTCTGCTGCAATTTCTGATTTTATAGTATTGGTCTGCTCCAATAATTCCATTGTTTTAGCGTAGTACTCTTTCTCTGCATTAAATTTGGCTGCTTCCAATTTAGCCAATTTGTCATTCGTTTCGGCATCGTTTTCAGCCCATTCAGAACGCTTCTTTAATAATTCATATTCTCTTGTCGCCAATTCAACATTTCTTTTCGATTGCTCTTCTTCCAATTTATTAGCCTGTTCCACAAATTTTAGTCGTTCCTCTGCTGTGAATTTTTCTTTATCCTTGGCCTGTTGTCTCAACTTGGCAACTTCTAATTGGTCTTTAGCGTTCTGTACTTCATCCTTTCTGGATTGTTGCCTTATGGCAATTTCTTCTTTCGCTAACTCTATAGCCTCTCTATTAGCATCATTCAGTTGCTTATATAATTTCCCCACCAAAGGCAATTTTTCAAGTTGTGAACTAATCCAATTGTCTAGTTTTATACCTGCTTCTACCACTGTTAAAATAGCTCCTGCCACAAACTGAATAATACTCAAAAGACCTTCCAAAGCCCTTTTTAATGGAGCTATGATAATACTCCATCTGTTAGATGCTTCTTCGCTTGAATTAATAGCCTTTGCTACCGCCATAACAGCTAGAGCTATAACAGATAGGATTGCCACAATAGGATTAGCCAACAGAACGAGCAACTGTTTAGAAAAGGATTTAACCGCTACTGTTCCAGCATTAAATGCACCTTTCAACCCTCCGGCTCCTTCTTGCATTTGCATTATTTGTCCAATAAATGGTACATTGGAAGATACTGCATTTTTGATCGCATCCTCATAGCTTCCAACATTTCTATAAAATCTTTGTGTTTCTTCTTCTGCACCTTTTAATGAATCAGTAATCTCATTTATACTATTCTTTAATTCTTTCCCCTTGGCGGCATTCCTTTCCGCTTCTGGAAGACTATCGTATTCGGCTATAAGATTAGATAGTTGAGCTCTAAGTTGTTTCAGGCTTCCTTCTTGTTCAGTTTGCTGTTTCCTATTATTCTGAATTTCTTTATTAAGAACACGAATTGCATCTGTATACTGTTGAGATGACGCCTTTAATTCTGCAATTTTAAGATTATAAGCTTCAAGGGAAATATTTCCTTTTTTCAACTCTTCTTTATAGGCAGATTCTTCTTTTTTTAAGGCATCGAGTTCTGTACGATATGCCGCAATTTTACGTATAGCATCATCATATTTCACTTTAATCTCTAATATTTTTTCTGTTGCATTTTCTGCCATAGTTATTACAATTTTAAAAGTTTACACTCGCATATATCGTTCTCTTTGGCCTTTATCTCTATGATAGCCAGATAACAACCATATTGAGCCAAATAAACCGGTATATCCATCTCTAAGTCCCGTAACTCGATACTGTTAAGACGGATATACTCGGTCACTACCTTTGCATTATTGATTAGTCCTTTGTACGTCTGATAGTTATTTGCAATTAAGGTAGTCCATTCTAGCCCCTTGAATATTCCTTTCGTGCCATCAAGCAATAATATCCGGGGATTGGCTTTATTATACTGTAATTCTCCTTCCTCGTTATAAGAATAAAGAGGAATATAAGCAACGCCTCCTTTTGTACTGCAGGCGGAGAAAGGCAAAGTGATGGCATCACGTTCGTACTCAATCGTGGCATCATCAACTTGGATATTTCCGTCATAGTTTCCCATGACATTATCATCTTCTTTATACCGGAACCAGTTGTTTTGAGCAATGTTATCAAGGGTGTACTGTAAGTTTCTTGGCGTTACGCTATTATAAGCTATTATCACACGATTCGTCCAGTCTACAGCTTTAGATTTGTTTGCAGACAGATTATCGAAGGGAATAAACTTAATCCCGTTTTCGCCATCCGGTAAGGCAAACAAACCGACCATTGAGGCAACGGCTTTAATAAAGTCTATTTGCTTGATGTCCGGAAGATTGGGAACTAGGGGAAATTTCTCGCCAAAAGATATTTCACCTCTAGCAGATAATGTAAGATTCAAATTTGTATTGGATCCTGCATCTGACGCCGAACTAAAATATCCTCTTCCACTCAATAATCCTAAAGATATAATTTGCCCTGTACTCATATTAAAAGTACAATCAATATTAAACCCAACTGTCCACAAATTATTATTGACTTGGTATGATATAGGACGAAACGTCGCTATACTAGTTCTGTCTATCCATAATTCTACTGTCAAATAATCTATGCTAATGGTAGTAGACCTGAATACGGTCATAACCGTTCCTTTTATATGAGATTTATCCGAATCATAAGATATTCTATATGCTTTTACGGTTGAATTTTGTTGCTGATAATCTACAGTTTCTCCATATTTCCTTTGAGTATCATCACCGTTAAAGTTAATATTAAGCCCAAAATAATTCACTACTCTGTTATCACGTCCAATGCCGGTCCCAACTAAATTGATAGGATATTTGCTATATAATTCTTCACTATCATTCCTTGTCAAAAGAGGAATAATCATTTTGTTTATAACAGTAAGCTTGTCAGACGGAAAATTAAATGTCACTCCGCTTTGCTCCTGAATCTTGTCTAAAATCCATTTCACAGTAACTACCGGATGATACCACACGTTCGGATCATCGGAGTTAAACCCATAGTCAATAAGTGGAAATTGTGCTGAATTGCTTCCCTTATTACTCCATACTACCCAATCCACGCCTTCCACTGTCCCGTGCGTAATATCCGTTAGCTTCTTGCCATCGTTTACCACGCCAGCAAAGTTTGTGACGTTTCCCCATGTAAGAGCAATCTCTATTGTTTCGCTGGTCTCTAGTAGTACTACATTGGCATTTTTAATCATCTCAATACCATTTCGCAATAATGTTCCTTTATGCTTTAGGTACGGATAGCGGCTTGTTGAACTGGGAAGATGTGCGCACTCAATCAAAGCCAGATTCTTTGCTGTTTTAGGAAGTTTTATCGTATAACTGTTATTACTAACTATTTTGCTAATATCAGTAAGAAGATTACTCTTGTAGATCAAGCTAATATCATTTTTGCCTAAGTCAGCTTTTACTCCATTTATGTATAGTTCATCTCTCGTCATAGTATCTGTGTTATAGTTTCTGGCATTGTTATTTGAATCTCAAAATCTTGAAGGTCTGCACCGCTATCAGTAAATGAACCCGCTACTATATTTACAGGAACCCAATTCTCGTCAATATACATGTCAACTATAGGAGAAGAATGAATAGTAGAAAGCATATTGAATGTGTCTCGTTCTACGAGCGTAGCACAAGCCTTTCGTGTCGTTTGATATGTTTTGCCTTGATAACGGCTCATTCCATTGTAAACGTATTTTATATTGCTATAATCAACGTTTAATTGCTCCCCTTCATTGGAAGATTGTCCGGTCAAGTCCCCCTCTTGGAAAAGCCAATACTGAAGGAATCCGTGACGGTCTAACCAACGTAGATATATTCCTTTAGTGCAATCATTGAATAGAACCTTGATAAGTACAGCATCATCAGGAAGAGGTTTAAACGTCCGATCGAAAGTATATTGAAATGTGCTGGGAGCCTCTGGGGTATTAAGTATCTTAATCATGCCGAACTCCTTTGCATCCTTAAACTCTTCATTAAAGCTCCAATGCCTTAAACCATTTGATACAAAAATATGTTCATAATCTTTATCATCATAACGATAATAAACTTTATCTGCCGAAATTACATTAGCTACAAACGTAGTAATAGTAAAAGGAAACTTTCTAAACATTATAACCGTACGAGATGGATTAAACACCTCTCCAATATTCATAGCTCCCCATATTGGTTTCAATGTTGTAGAAAAGGTTTGTTCTTCTATTATTATAGACAGACCAAGAGAATAATGATCTGGAATAACTGTAGTAGTTACTCCCATCCATGATTTTATATACTCTGATATATCTATTGATACTTTCCCATCAATAGGAGATCTTTTATCAACAGGACTATAATATGTACCAACCCGGAAAGAAACATCACTAGTAACTCTGTCCACTGTAACAATCTGCGGATTAAAAGCAAAACAAGTTTCATCCGGATATGTTATCGTATGTCCATTAAACTCCTCTGTTCTCATTGCTATTTAAATTTATATGTTTAATATCTCTTTCGAATATGCCGAAAACTTTCTCCATGACAGACTGAATTGTGCGTTCTATTTCTTTTGAGTAAATATCATCTCTGCCTCCATCTCTATAGAGTTGTGTCCCCTCTCTTGCAATCTTTCTCGCAATGAAATAAGCGAAAGTTTTAGGTTTCTCTACCATTATCCCTTTAGCCTCTATCCAGTCAAGGATTATTTTATAGAATCCTTTAGGAACTCTTCCCGGCCTTCTTCCGGTTTCTAAGGTCCCAAAAGCTTTCCTTCCCCAAAGAATACCACTATTTTCTGTTATTTCAACCCGTAAGCTGGCAATAGTTTTTCCGCTAGCTTTTTGCCTTGCTCTTATATGATTGTCGATTATCCTTTGGCGGAGATCGGTTAACTCATATTTTATAATTCCTAATGCTTCATCCTTCCCTGCCATAAAGAGAATCCCTTATCTTTTTAAATATTTCACCTATAGCCTTACCGTAACAAATCAAAAGGCCTTGTCTTTCCTTCAACTGCAGTTCTATTGCAACAATAGCCACATTAGAATCCAACCCGTCATAGGTAGTAGAATAGTAGATATCTCCTTCTATGTACTCAAATAATCCACTTTCATTCAAACGAAGTATAAACTCCTTAGCATAGCTTTTGCAAAGCTCTACTTTCTGATCTGCTTCTGTTCCGTCAAAATCAAAATCTATCTTATCCATGAAAGCAATCAAGCAATTTGGATAATCTTTTAATTGATTTTTATTCAGATTAAAGCGTCCGGAAACAGGGAGTACATTTACCACTGCTGGAAAAGGAAGCTTATCTAACCTCAAATTGGCGGTTTGCCAATTATCAAAGACATAGGTCAATCCCTCCATCTTATCAACTATGCTTTTTATCTTTTGCTCTACTGTTGTCATTATAATATCATTTTGTTATACCTGTTCGGTGAATAATTCTCATTTTCTTTTTAAAAATGTATCACTTTGATATTTTGTTATTTCTAGCATATACATCCTGTAATCTCCTCTGAAACTTTGCTTTTTCAGAATCAATATCCAAACATTTGTAGATACGAACCCATGGCACCTTTTCAACATCTTCATGATTAGAAATACCCATTCTTAATGCGTAATGGTCTATCATTCCAAACATTCCAAATGATAGTTTTTCAATTCCCGCCTGTTTTTCTTCTTTTGTCGGTTTTACGCTTGTGGAAGAAAATAGTTTATTTATCCGGTCTACCTCCGTTATCACCCACATGGAGAATCCCAATATGGTTTCCGCTTTTGCAGATAATATTTCCTTTTCCTCCATACAAAGAAGCGTCTTACAAGGAATCAACGCAACGTCTTTAGAATCTCCCATAGATTGAAGCGTTATCAGCTGTCCCATGGTTATATCATTCAAATCGGAAGGAGTGCGCTTATTCCCGATAAATTCCGGCTTAGGAAGCCCTTCAATCTGTTTTCTCAATCCTTCTTGATCCCGGCAAACATCGCTCTTTATTAAAAATTCTTTTACTGTCATATCTGTCCTAATCTTGCTTTTGGTCTACGTATTATAGGTTTTTCCGCTAACTTATTTAACGCAACATAACGGACCGCATCAAGCGCATGGTTAAACTTGTCTATCGGTTCATTCGTAATTTCTCCAGTCATTTTGTTTTCTTTCCATTTATAATTTCGCAACTCTCGAATAAGGTTTAAACTCCTTGTTGTTACACACATTTCATACCTCTGTAAGATCTGAATACCAGTCCTAATTGAATCCTGACCTTTCAAAGAAGGCTCAATACATGTAATCCCATAGTTGAATATCTCTTGTATAGACTTCTGTTCTGCAGAATCTGCAACCACGTCACAAGCTTTATCCCGGAGCCTATTGGCTATCTTATCATTGGTAAGCCCCTTTTCATAACACTGTTCATCAAGCCATAACTTACCATCATTCAGATACACGTCAACAATAGATGTAGGATCATTAGTAAAGCCAAAATCCAACCCTCTACCAATCAATCTTGCTCCGGTTGGCACTTCGTTAACTTGCTTCCACCTAGAATAGATGATACCAACGGCACGCCCTGTCAGCCCCAAACCATATACTTTCCACCAATTATCATCATCTTTATTTGATTCTATTTCAGATATTTGTTGTTCTGAAAGAAAAGGGTTGTTTTTATATGTAGAATGAATTTCTATAGTACCCTCTCTGGTTTGCAACCCCTTCATCTCATACCAGAACTCCGCATCTGGATTCCAATCAATAAAAATACATTCTGTTGTACGAACGGATAACTGACGATATATCTCATACCCTATCCGGTTACATTCATTAATAAACAGAATATCACGCCTGGAACCTTTTACCTTCCCCCAATCATCAGCAGAAAAGAATCGAATCTTTGTTCCAGTATTGAATGTATATATATGATCCGTTTCATTCTTGCTATAATCCAAACCTTCTACTAATCCCTCATTTGAAAGAATATCCTCAATATCATATATTGCACCACGTTTCAAATGTGGAAGGCTTTCAGAAACAATGTCTATTACACGCTTCTTAGGATTACCAGTTGCTATGGTGGTAAAGAGCGATACCAGTGAATACGTCTTTCCCGAACGAGTCCCCCCTTTGTTTGCAATAAGTCTATAGCCGGAAAGCCATGCTTTAAGATTTTCAAGATATACATAAGTCACATCCATCAAAACTTCTTTAACTTATTTATCAAATCCGCTTCTTCCTGATTCTTGACTACAACGGTCAATCCTGTAGAAACTTCTCCGGAATGCTCGGTGTTCTGTTTGTTCTTCCATCTGTCAGGAGCAAGGTTTGTGAGAAGGAATATTCCGGCTCCTACATTAGGCTCAACACGGACATTTTTTCTAACTTCCTTTTTCAACTTCTTTTTCTTGCCTTCCATGTAGTATTCGGAAGAAACTTGTTCGTATTCATACCCGATGGCAGACCTTGCAAGAGAGGAAACAACATTACGTTCTAAACCGTTTTTAAAACATTCTTTCCCCTTTTTTATAGCATCCGCAAAATCCGCATTTTCAAGCCAGCGGTAATAAGTTTGGGAGTCTATACAGAAATGAGAACAAAACTCTTTCAATTTCGCTCCTCCATACTCCATGAGTCCATTTTCACTGACCCATTCCTCGCACTCATGAATTATCTGTTCATTAAACTTCGCCATAGTATATACTTTCACAAACTAAAAATACAGAATAAAGCCCTAATAGGGCTTATAGTAACACACAAAACTATTGAAGTAACTATTTCAGTAACCTACCAGGTTCCTTCATACATTCCGCCAGTAGGTTGCTGTCTGCTTGGTTCATAACTTTGCTTATTGGCATTGCTATTCCTCCCTTAGTCAAATAACACAAACTCGTAAGCAAATACAAACGGATTACTTTTCCATGTGCCTTTGCCGGATACTTTGTCTATCAGACAAGCGAAAACGTCTTTAGGATTACGTTTCATATTCCCCCAGCCTAACATTTCAAATCCATCTGATAAATCGTATTTGTAAACTGTTTCATCTTTAGTATATCTAATAATCCCCTCTTTCAAGCAATCTTCATCGGATATATCCTGTAGGCGTTCTATTTTTACATTGGTTATCTTTATGTGATGTTTACAAGCATATGACTTAACGAACATCTTGTTATTCCATCCTGCGGAATCCTTCATGAGGCCACGAACGCTTAAATCTTTCGGATGCCTGTTTAGTGAGCCTGGATCATACCCTGAATCCCTATAGTTCTGTGCTATAGCGACCACTTCGCAAAACTTATAAAGGGGATTATTCCATCCTGTAAAATCTCCATCTTTATTTTTCCACCCAAATGCACCAAATAAAGGAGATATTAAGTTCCCTTCGTTATCATAATCTTTAGATTCAAAAACGGGAAATACAATATCCCAACTTTCATCAGGTCTATCGTATTTACAAATCCTCCTCGTCATAGTCTTCCGACCTTCCAATACGGCTTGGGTTAAGCCGTATTTATCGTTGAACATTATTTTTTTCATGATTATTCCTCCCATTCTACTCTAACTGTAGTTATGCATGTAATATCTTTTTCGTTAACTTTCATACGCATGGCTGTTTCTTTTGAGTTGTAAACCGCTCCAATACATCTTTCTTTCGATGCTTCATATATATTTATCCATCCTTCTTTCTTTTCTCCCACCATGCATAAATCGGCAGGACTGTCTTTTTCTCCATCAGAAAATCGTCCTTTCTTAGTAAAAGAAGCGGGATATTCTTTGCCATTATCGCCTTCAAGTAGAGCAATAATAGGAAATCTATCGTTATCTGCATCAACACATATAATTCTAGCTCTAAATCCTTCTCTTGTGCATACAAATGCACCTGCTTTTGCTTTTTCTAAATCAAATGGTTTCATAATTTTGTATTTTATATTAGTTCAATTGCTTTCTGTATTCCAACTTCCAATGCTTCTTCATAGGTATCCCACTGACCACCATCATTAGAACCTTTAAATATCCCATCGGTTATATGAGTGCCATTGTCAGCTTTGCATATATCATAACCATAACCGCAAGCGTCTCTAATGATGGAAATATGCAGGTTCTTGGTTTCACGTAGCCACTTCTGGACAATTGATTGCGGAGGAAATTCTATATCTGTAAACATGCCTTTCTCTTTAAGCATCTTTGCTGTCTCTAATGCTACAAATTCTTCTTTCATTTTTTCATCGTTTTACTCAATTAAACACACTCCAATTGCCAATACCCCAAAAATGATAGCCACTATTACAAACGCAGCTAAACATCCTTTGTCATACTCTTTTTCATCAGATGGCGTATTATCAATATACCAATCCAATATATGCTTCTTCTTGTTCATCACCATTCTTGTTATTAGTCAATTATCAAAATTTCACGATATGCAATGTCTATCTCATTCGTCTTCTCATTCTCATTGAAACAATAGCAAAGAAACC